GGGTCCGCTGGCCACAACAGCAACCTCGATCTAGTCCAGCGGGGCACGCGCCTCTACGACCGCAAGGGCCACACCTACGCCATCACCGCTCCGGTGACCGTGGACATCATCTACAACCTCGAGTGGTCCCTGCTACCCGAGGTAGCACGCCGCTACATCATGATTCGCTCTACGCGGGTGTTCGCTGATCGTGTCATTGGCTACGGACCACAGCACACATACACGATGACGGACGAGTTCCAGGCGCTGACGGACCTCAAGGATGCCGAAGGCGACATCGCTGACTTCAACTACCTCACCGGCAACAACGATGTGTACCGGGTGGTTCGTCGACAGAGCGTCAGCCGCAAGATCCGCTACTGATGCCGCTGATCACCCACAGCACCGACAACATGATCGGGGGTGTCAGCCAGCAGCCCCCGACTCGGCGCTTCTCCAACCAGTGTGAGGAGCAAGAGAACGCATTGGGGACAGTGATCGAGGGGCTTCGCAAGAGGCCCCCGACAGAGCACAGTGGCGTGCTGACCCAGGTCACTACTGCGGCAACGACGTATCACACGATTGACCGAGATCCAACGGAGCGGTACGTCGTGCATGTCGAGGACAACTACCTGCGAGTGTTTGATCTAAGCACTGGTGAGGCCAAGAACGTCTACGACATCAACGGAGACTTGGCGGTCGCTGCTGACTTCAACTACCTCCAGACCTCAGACCCCGTCAGGGACATCGAGTTCCTAACGATTGCGGATGCCACCATCATCCTCAATAAGGACTATACGCCGCGGATGCAGAGCGCACTGACGCCCGACCGCGGTTACGAGGCGCTCGCCTTTGTCAAGCAAGGCAACTACAGCACCGAGTACATCCTCGAGGTGAATACCCGCACGGTGACCTACACCAGCGGGCACAGCGGCAACGTAGCTCATGAGCCTGGTGTCCAGACCAGCTACATTGCCGAGAAGCTGGCGGATGCTCTGAGTTCAGGCTCCACCTCTGTTTCCCACGGCGCCACAATCGCAACCACAGGTGCTGCTCTAACCACAGGTGCGTCGGGTGACTGGGACATCAAGCCGGAAGGCAGTGTCATCTGGATCAAGCGCAAGAACGGCCTGGACTTCAGCGTCAAGACCGAGGACTCAGTAGCGAGCTCTGTTCTGGCTGTGGTCAAGGACACTGTTCAGACCTTTGCCGAACTGCCGACCGTTGCGCCCAACGGCTTTGTCATCAAAATCGAAGGGGTCCCCGATCAGGGCGCTGCGGGCTCGACGTCCTACTACGCCAAGTTCGAAACGAACGAGGACACCACCGATGCCTTTGACAAGGGGCGTTGGGAAGAGTCTGTTGCAGGTGGGATCCTCTACCAGTTCGACTACTCGACCATGCCTCACCTGCTGGTGCGGTTGAGCAGCGGCGACTTCCTGTTCACTCAGATCAGCGGGGCGACGCTGGGTGGCAGCGTTGGCATTGGAGTGAGCTACACCGCTCCTAAGTGGGGTGAGATCACGGCTGGGGACCTAGACAGCAACCCTCTGCCGCTGTTCATGAACGACCCCACGGCGACCACGGCGGAGAAGATCCGGGGCATGGGGTACTTCAAGGACCGCCTGATGATCCTAGCAGGTGAGACTGTGGTGCTGTCTGAGGTTGGCCAGTACTTCAACTTCTTCCGCACCACGGTCACGTCGCTGCTTGATTCCGCAAGGGTCTCCGTCGTTGCAGGATCCACCGATGTGAACCTGTTGAACCACGCTGTGCCTCACAGGGGCAACCTTGTCTTGTTCTCAGACGCGAACCAGTTCCTCATGGCTGGTGACCGCGACGGCACACTGACTCCCACCAACGTGTCTATCGCTCTGGGTTCGACCTTCGAGAGCCTGAGCGGAGTCGCCCCGGTGGCGTCGGATCAGAGCATCTTCTTTGCAGGGGCCCGTGGAGCGAACACGCAGATCCGAGAGCTTTATGACTCGAGCGAGAACAGGGCCGCGTTAGATGCCGTTGACATCACTGGACAGGCTCCGAGCTACGTCAAGGGTAGAGCCAAGATGCTGGCCGTATCACCGACTGAGTCTTGCCTAGTGATCAAGGCCGAAGATCCCGCGACCCTCTACATCTACAAGTGGAGCATCAACGGTGGCGAGCGGACCCAGTCCGCGTGGTCTAAGTTCACCTTCGGCTCTAACGGAGTCGAGATCCTCAACATCGACTGGGTCGATGAGTACCTCTACCTCGTTGTGCGCCGTGGGACCGAGACGTCCCTAGAGCGCCTGAACTTCGAACCCTTCTTCGTAGACGCTGCAAGCTAATGGCTCACGCCCTCATCATCACCGCCAAGCCGTCGGGTGGCCTCAGTTACGCCGACAACGATGTGGTGCAGGTCTTGGATGGCCACCAGAACCCTGGGGCTCGAGTGACGCCGACGGGCAGCGGGTTCCTCTTCTGCTACGTCAGCGACAAGGAGCACGATGACCCGGAGCTGGTGGCACTAATGGAGCCCCTGGTGGACAGCGGCGACCCCGAGGTCACTCTTGCCAAGCGCCGGTACGCCGTCGAGCTCACTGGTGCGGCCTTCGAGACTTGGGTGCCTGAGGACCAAGCGGCAACCGCTGGCATCCAGAAGACTTGGGCCGAGGTGCAGGCGCTGCTGACGGACAAGGAGAGCGCCTAGTGGTCACGGTCCTGACGCGCACCATTGGTCCGTCGGGGCGCGACTACTCCAGCTTCACGCTGGCCGAGGCCGATGTAGCGAACATCGGGACCTCGGCGGACCTCGTTGCGAATGACGAGGCGATTGTGTTCGAGGCGGATGCGGGCACATATGCGGAGTCGGGGACTGTCTATCTGATGAGTTCTCTGACCACCGATGCAACGCGGCAGGTCACATACAAACCGGCGTCAGGCGCAGCGCATGGGGGCAGTGAATCTGCGGGCGTCATAGTCAGGCCATCGACAACTGGAACGCCCTTCGATGTGCGCGACAACTTTGCCATTCTTGATGGGCTTGTCCTTGAAGGTACAAACGCGGGGGCGAATGGCGTGCAGATTGCATCCGCGACAGCGGAGGGCACGATTATCCGCGATTGCATGGTCATCGCAGGTGCTTATGCGTTCCTTTTGTACGGAGGAGGTTCGGCGGCATACCCCATTCGAGTCGAGAACTGTGTAGCAAGATGCACGACCGCAAATTTTGTGGTACGGACGCTGGGCCTGAATCGCGCTTTGTATGCAGAAATCATCAACTGCACCTTGCGCGATGGGTTGTATTCCGTCTCGGCTGGAGCCAACAACTACGACGCGGATGTGAGTTTCGTCAATGTCCTAGCTCTCAATCCGTCATCAGGTACATACACCACAGCAACGAGCACAGGGACGCTTACCGTCACGGGCAGCAACAACTTCGGCGGCAGCAGCAACCCGTTCCCCGCCGCGATCCAGGGCTCTCCGTACCCCATCACCCCCAGCACCGCCTACGACCCCGGAGCTGGCGACTTCGCGCTCTATGTCGGCAAGAACGGGGCGCTCCTCGACAGCCCGAACAACGATGTGATCGGCCAGGGCGTCGGGCCTAGCGCCAACAGCGATGTCCCCACGACCGACATCCTCGGCAACGCGAGGTCAGGATCTACGGCCAACCCCGGTGCCTTCGAGCAGCCGCAGGCCACGGCGACGATCACGAAGACCATTGGTCCCAGCGGGCGTGACTACACGACCTTCACCTTGGCCGAAGCGGATGTGACCAACATCGGCGGGTCGGCGGATTTGGTGAATGAGAACGAGCGGATCGTCTTTGAGGCGGATGCGGGGACCTACAGCGAGTCGGTCAACATCCAAAGCACGCTGACCACAGACGCCACTCGACAGGTCACCTACAAGCCTGCTGCGGGCAGCGAACACGGCGGAATTCGCACCGCTGGCGTCATCATCGACCCCAGCAGCGGCAACTCGCTTGCACTCAATGACGACTTCACGAAGGTGGAGGGGTTGGTCTGCGCGAAGTTTATGCAGTTGAATCAAGACGGCTGCATAGCGGACGGCTGCATTTCCATCTATCGGTCAACTGACGGAGTTGGCGTCAATGCACCTGCGGGAACAAGCGCAGCCCCGGTCGTCTTGAAGAACTGCGTCATCGAAAGCACGACCTCCCATAACGGCATTCAGTTCTATGTCGGAGGTGCGGGCGCTCCTATTTTCGCGGAGGTCATCAACTGCACCTTCACGAACAACGGGATCCGCATTTATGACCCGTTGAATAACGGGCCCGTCACCCTGACGGCCACGAACAACATCGTCCTGGGTGGGCAGCAGAGGGACTTTGAGGACAACGGGGGACATGCTGTTGTCACAGGATCGAACAACTTTGGGGCCCGCACTTCGAGCAACCAGTTCCCCGCCGCGATCCAGGGCAGCCCCTACCCCATCACCGCGACCACCGATGCAGAGGGCACGCCGGCTTCTGGTGACTTCGCGATCCACGACAGCAACGGTCGCCTCTATAACATCACCACCAACGATGTCTGGCAGGCTGGCATCGGCCCTGCGTCGGACTCCGATGTCCCCACCACTGACATCCTCGGTGCAACCCGCAGCGGCACCACTGCGAACCCAGGCGCCTTCGAGCTGGGCGTGAACGAGTCCAATGATCCGCCGGCGCTGCCTGGGCTGACCAATGCCACCCCTGACTTCCGGGTGCATCTGGACCGCCGGGTGACTGATGCCACCACTGGTGTCTCATCGAGCTACGACGCCAGTACGAACACCACTACCTTCACGCTGCCCTACAAGCTCAACACGGCAGCCACGATGCAGGTGGTCACCCGTAAGACCTCGAGCGCCAATGCGGGGCAGTCGCTCACCGTGGTGAGCACCGATGCCACCAACCGCCGCGTGGTGGTCTCAGGCAACCACACGGGCACAGCGGTGTTCATCGGGGAGAAGTACACGATGAAGTACGAGTTCTCCGAGCTGCACCTCCAGCGCGACAAGAACACCTACACGGCGCAGCCTATCGTCAACGTCAGCCACCGGGTCCGATACGGGCGCTTGAGCTACGGGGACACATCGTTCTTCAAGGTCACCGTCACACCCTACGGAGGCACGGCTAGTTCCTACATCTTCAACGGCAACCTGCTGAACGACCCTGTGACCCAGGTCGGAGCCTCTGCGCTCTACGATGGCGTCTTCCAGTTCCCCGTTATGTCTGACCATGACCGGGTGACTGTGCTGGTGGAGAATGACTCTCCTCTCCCCTCGCGCCTGCTGTCGTGTGAATGGGAGTCCTTTTACCACTCGCGCATCGGAGCTCGTTCACGCTTCTGATGGCTACAGTCCGGTACTCACAGGAGTCGGACATTGAAGATCTTGAGGGGCGCCTTCGCGCTGCGGACCTAGTAGAGCTGAAGGCTCACGGCGTCACGGCTCGAGCGGCTCTGCGAGTCGGCCTCATTCAGGCAAAGCCGTGCTACAGCATCGAGCACCGGGGTCGGTGCATCAGCATGTTCGGTGTGTCCCCCGACCCCGTCGACCCTTCCACAGGAATCGTCTGGCTGTTGGGCTCTGATGAGATCCAAGACATCAGCAAGCAGTTCCTGCGTGAGAGCCGATTCTGGCTCCAGCGCATCGGTGGCCACTACGAGCTACTGACCAACGTCGTTCACGAAGACAACCACTTGCACCACAAGTGGCTTCGGTTCCTGGGCTTCAGCTTCATCCGCAGAGAGAAGCCCTTCATTGAGTTTGCGAGGATTCCCTAGATGTGCATTACCACGGACGGCGGCGTAACCAAGTTCGCTTTCACCGAGGCGACGGGGCCCCTGTTCATCCTGAGCCTCGCATCCACGGCGGCGCAACTGTACGGACAAAAGCAGGCGGCTGATGCGAGCTACCGGTTCCAAGAGCAGCAGGCTGCAAAGCAGCGGCAGATCGCCAACGACGCCGCGCGGACTCAGTACATGGGGCTGATCCAGCGCCAGAGCCAGGCCCGTGAGGCAGCCGCTCAGGACGTTCAGGACGCCATGGCCAAGACCATGAAGGCCAACGCCGCTGCTCGAGTCGCTGCTGCCGCTGGTGGCGTCACGGGCCTCTCTGTCTCGGAGGGAGCTGATCAGTTCGGTAGGCAGTTCTCGGACTACACGGCTCGCCGCATGGGCAACCTGAACTGGGAGGAAGCTCAGATTCTGTCCTCCATGAAGGGCGTCGAGTCCCAGCAGGCAGGCCGGGTGGCCGCCTCTGTGGGCGATCCGATTGCTCAACCGAACTACCTCGCTGGAATTCTTGATGTGGCTGCGGGGTACTACGACGCACAAGCCTTCTACGGCACCAACTGATGGCAAGACCGCAAGTAGATCTGAACCTCGGCCAACTGGCTCGTCGGCCCATCGCTAGCCCGGTGGACACCTACTATCAGGTGAACGACGTGCCTCCCGCAGAGGCCGTTGATCAGAGCTGGATGCAGGTCGCCAAGAGCCTGCGGGGCCTGTCAAGCTCTGTCGATGGATACATGCGCGAGCTCGAGAAAAAGACTCGCGAGAAGATGCCGCAGGAGGCCGAGGCCGCCGTTGGTTCCTTTACCGGCGACCTCGAGCTGCTCAGAAGTCTTCCGAGCATGAGCCCAGAGGAGGCGGAGCAGTTCCTTGAGGACAACAAGGACGCCTTCGGTAGCTACCCTCTGGACTACCGGAGCCGACCGGACTTCATCCTCAGCTTCCAGACCTTTGCGGGGCACCGCTTCGGCAAGGAGGGCAAGTGGGCCACGGATGCCAATGGGCAGCCGGCATCGCTGCGTGACGCCCTCTGGAGCCGTGTGGATGAGTTCGCAGACCCCAACACCGACATCGATGCCTTGATGAAGGAGGTCCGCGAGGAGGCCTTCGAGGGCATTGATATGAGCCGCGGGCAGCAGTGGCGCCTAGGCCTGCTTGATGCCGTTGCCCCTGTCGAGCGAGAGTTCCGTCAGGTTGTCGCCCACCAGCAGCAGAAGAACCGTGGCGAGATCATGGCGGACTCTGTGATTGGTGAGATCCATGAGAGCTTTGAGCAGTGGAGCCGCTCCCGTGTGCGCGTTGGAGATGAACCGGCGCCTGAAGGGGAGACTGCAACAGAGCGTGCTGGGCGAGAAGCCCGCAACCAGGCCCGCCGAGAGATCGAGGAGGCCAAGGAGACCGAGTTCCAGAACAAGGTCCAAAACGTCCTACAGGGCTACGCCAGCGTTGGCGGTCAAGACCGGAACAAGCTGCTGACCGAGGCCATCGAGCGCATGGCCCGTGACGTTCAGAATGACGAGAACGACGAGCTAGAGGTCGAGGACTTCCTGGCTTGGGTTGGTGAGCTGGAAGTCTTTGCTGAAGGTAAGGCTCTTCAGGATGACCCCTTCTGGCGCGAGACCCTGAGCAAGATCGGGGATGACATGTACGCCCGTGGGAAACGCATGGGCAAGGAGGGCGGTGACCTCACGCGCGCCGATGTGGCCTACAAGGTCAGAGGTCCGCTGCTGAACATCTTGCGAGGCACTAACGCGACCACGCTCGAGGAAGCTCTCGAAGTCCTCAACGGAGGCGAAGGCCAGCAGATGGTCGCAGATGAGCTGAAGCGTGCAGGGCTAGACCCCGGCTTCCAAGCGACCATCTTGAGTGATGAGGCGCAAAGGTACGTCGATAGCCGCTCGCAGCGGTCGGGCCGTCTGGACAGCACTGGCAAGGCACGCTTGGATGAGCTTTACCTGAAGCTGCGTACCGAAGGCCCCACCAGTGCCCTGAGGGCAGAGCTGCTGGACCCGGACACGATTCAACAACTGGGTGGCGCTGGTCCTGATGGCCAGTGGGGTG